TAAACCCTTTAGCCATGTAAGTTTCTACCTCCACTGGAGTCATTTTATTAATGGTTTCCTCAAGCTGTGCATCTAGATTAGCAGTAATTTCTTGTAGCTTTTCTAAATACTGAGGGTCCATTGAAGGGTCCATCTGGGCTTTTATTTCTTCTAGTCTTTTTTGATTAACTGCCTTTGCTTTTAAAAGCAATTCTTGTCTTACAATCTTAGAAGTATTCTCAATTAAAAGCTCTCTACGCTTTCTTTGTCTAACTGACTCACTTGTAGAGTTTGTACTAACCACTCTAAGATTAAAAGGTCTTTTTATCTCCTCTCCTTCTAGATCGTGTAATACGTTTTGTAATATAGGAAAATGTATAAAATCACTTTGATTGATTTCTATTTCTGGAATATCCATCCCTAATTCATTCTCAATTATATTCCCTGTATTTATATAACTGGTAAAATCCATTCTACCGTTATATAGTTCGTAGTTTATCTTGAATTTTTCTTTTCTCTCGTTATAATAGTTGTATTGATTGCATAGGTAATCCATTCTCTGCCTTGCCCAGGCATAGTTATCAGCTATTTTTTTCTTATAACTTAGCCTATCACTTCCAGGCATGTTTAAGAATTGTGCGGTTAAACTATCGTTTATTACCATTTTTAGTTTATTTAAAAAAACAAAATTAATTAAAAATTATTTTTTTATAAAATTTATTTTAATATTTCAGTAAATTAGTGTTTTTTAACTGGTTATTATATAAGTCTTTATAAAAATCATTTGACGTTTTTTTCACTATGTCTTCAGACTCTTTTATAACCATTTCTTTATCTTGCTCTAGCCAAAGCATTAATAACAGGAAAGCAGACACACGGTCAAAGTTTCCCTTATCGTTGAATTGTACAAGTTCTTCTAATAGCAAATCATCTTTAATAGTGTTTAAGTTTCTCACCACTATTTCTCTCTTAGTCCCATCCTCTAGCTCTTCTGCATATTTTTTCTTCTCCTCCAACAACCATTGTTGTGCCAATCTTAAAGCATATTGCTTCAAAGGGTTTGTCATTGGAATTCCCACATCATACTTTAATGTGGGGTCTTTTATAGCTTTCTCAATTATTTGTTTTGGGGTGGAGGCAAGTATATGGTAGTTTCCTGTACGCATACAATAATTCTTAAAGTCAATAATGTTATTCTCAAACATCACTTGAGCATTAAAGTATTTAGCAGCCAATACACAATTTAAATGTATTTCTTCAGGCATATCATATCTTCCTACCCACCAAGCCACAATTTCATTACCGTTATTGTCTAAGGTATTATTAGACTTGTAAACGTAAATTGCTGCTAATGAGGTACCTCCGCCTTCATCTCTAATAGGGTCATATACAATTTTAAATAAATTAGGGGGTATAATTCCCACTGGAGGGTGCTCATAAAATTCCCAAGCACTTTTTAAATCTGACTTAGAATCATGCGGAAATCTATCTATAGGTCTTAAATCAAAGTTAGGCTTAAATTTAACACCTGTAATAAAATCAGGGTCTTCAACAAGGTTTCCCAATGTTCTTAAATGTTTTTTAAACTGGTATCTATCATTGGAAGCTTGTTGTTCTCTGAGCATAACGATAGGGAATTTATTACCTGTTTTTGAGAGAAACATTTCAGAAGGCTTAATTGGCCTAGACATGATGTACTCATCATAAGCAGAAGTATTATTAGCTTGCTTCTTTTCTTCACGTCTTTCCATCTCAAATTTAAGAGAGGTGTCTACATCCGTATTACCATTTTCATCTTTATATGCTAAATTGGTGTAAATAGCTGGAAGAAAGAAGCCTATAGTCCCTCTTCCTTCATAAATATCTTTAAATCCTAGAAAATCATAAGCTTCAGGGTCTCTGAATATAATCTCAGACTCAATAACTTTATCCATATCCCCACCTGTTCCTAAATATAAGGAAGATCCAAACTTACCTGCCCCCATATCTTGCGTAGACTCATTCGCTCCATGTACGGTGAGAATCTTATCTTCCAAACCCACCTCTTCTACCACTAGGACATTGTAACGGCCCCCAACGGCTGCTTGCTTATTGTCTTTATACGTTTCATGTATCAACAAGGACCCTGTACCTTCTTTTACTAGAGAATTTCCTATCTTTTTCTCATACTCAAACCTATAAGGATTTTTAGAGTTACCTACCTTCAATGTTCCTGAAAAAGTCCTACTAAAAGGAGAAGGAAAATAATCCCTGTCAAAATACTCCCCAGGAAGATTCTTTAAAGAGTTTGAGAATTTATCTAAAAGCTGAGAAGATTTTCCTGAACTAGCTGACCCACAAAATATTTCCACTTTATTCCTACCTGATAGATAATCCTCCACGGTCTTTGCCCCGTCTGACAACCATTCATGCTCCATTAACGCTGATGCCATAAAGCTTTTTCCTCCAGACCTAGACCCTAACACAAAGAGGTTCAATGCGTTATTCTCATATAAAGGATTACCAAGAGGTTTTTCATGGGTACCATTAAGATATTCTAAAGGATCTACATAAGTCTTTAAGGTGCCATCTTTCTTATAACAATTATCAGTGAGGTTATTTAAAAATTTAAGAGGAATATCAGGAAGACTATTGTTTAACAATTTATCTTGCTTTAACTTTGCAGTCCAATTACAGGTGTATTCATCATCCTCATCAAACCCACTAAAGCCTCTACAAATAAACCAACAATTTAAAATTGTCCAATTTATATCCAATAGGCTAGGTCTAGATTTAATACGTTGCTTACCATCTTGAATAGTGATGGTGTGATAGTTGGCAAAGTAGTTTAATTGAGGGTTCATGTACCTCCAACGCAGTCCTTCAGGAGTTTGTTCCTCTCTCCACATCCCTAAAATAAATTCCTCAAGTTCTTTAGTCCAATATTCAGAATAAGCTGTACTATGAGGGTGTAAAACAGGATGGTTTTTAATAAAAGGAGTATTGTCATATATTTTTGGAAAAATATAAGAAGTATCTATAATCATTGTTTTGGCGGACCAGGTTTTATGTCTAAACTATTTTTTTTGTCACCAGATAGATTAGTAAAATTTTTAAAAAAATTATTCATTATAAAATCTGTATTTATAGGAATAATTTTAATTTCTATAGAGGGAGTTATAATGTGCTCAAAATCATCAAAATTTTTTAGAGTTTCTCTAATAATTTTTTTTGTTTCTTTTGAGGTATTAACACCTTCTACTTCAATTACTTTATCTTCCGTATCAATTAATATTATCATCTGTTGTTTGAGGGTCTTGCTTGGTTTTTTCTTCCATTTCTTTCTGCCAAGCAGCTTGTTGGGCTTTATTATACGTTTTCATAATACTTGAATACCAAAAATATCTCCCTTCTTTTAAAGAAAATCTTTCTCCTGGTTTTGGCTGATTATAAATATTTGGTTTATTTACTGGGTACATACTTTTTAGTTTTATAAATTATTGTTTTGTGTGTGTTGTTTATTTTTTGCTTGCTTTGCTTACTAATTTCTCAGTGAAAGATTCTTCTCTTCCTCCTCTAGCCCTAGTTTCAATGTTCTCATCTTGGTATTCCTTGTAAACCTTTCCAAAAGATTCCCAGATAAGCTTGGAGTCTTTCATCATCTTATCAAGGGCTTCAAAGGTATCTAAGCTATAAGAAAGGGTTTCTAGGAACTTATTTCTCTCCTCTATCTTATCCTGCCATACCTTCAACTCTCTTTGTATCTTTGTCATCACTACCTTTGGATAGGCATCTATCAAGGCTTCGTGATGGTCAAAATCAAAAGAATCTTTTTTTAAAAAGTATTTTTTAATGTCTTCTGCTCTTTCATCTTTTCTAAGTCTAATCTTTGGAGACTTTATATCACAAAAAAGATATATGGCCCACATTACTTCTGAAGTGTAGTCCTTGTTCTCTGAAGAATTATAAAAATTATCAAAAGGCTCTGTAAATTTAAATTCAGGATTCACTTCCCAAAATAAATTTCTATTAACCTCATAATCAAAATTCTGCATTAAATAATAATCCATCGTCTGTGTTTTTATTATTAAATAAATAGAGATTCTTTGTGTTTACCTTTTCTCCTGTTTCCTTATCTGTAAACTCTTTTACAATAATTTCCTCAGTTTCGTAATAGTTTCTCTTAATCTCCTCCCCCTCTCTTATTCTCCTAGTGGCTACTAAAGAATGTCCCTCTACTCTTACGTTGGGGTCAAAGGAATGCTTAATGTATTTTACAATAGGGTCTAGCACATGGTAATTTACGTCTAATTGTATTGTGTGTTGAGTAGGTATCTTTGATTCTTCGCAACATATAAACAGAATAGTCTCGCCAGTAAAGAAATCCCTTGTAGAATGTACTTGTTTTAGTCTTTTACTTTTTCTAATTTCAAAATGATTATTATGGTTACTCATGTATTATTCTATCTTTAAAAATCTCTAATAAATCATTATAATATAGGGTTATGTCTTCTCCTTTTAATAGTTTTTTTAGTTGCTTTTGCTCTAAGGGTAGTTTTAACAAAAGGTCTTTAAATTTATTATTTGTTGATCTAAGTTTTAATTCTTTTTTATCATAAATAGGAGTTTCATTAAGGTCCACTAAACAATCTATTCTTGGAAAATGAACAATAGCCCTCATTGATTTATCTAAAAAACAAATTGGAGCGGTAGTGTTCATTAATAAGAAAAATCCTGCACTTGAGCATTCCTCAATAGGGTAGAGAACTATATCCTCATAATCCTCAATAGCTTTAGATAAAGGATGTACAAAACTTGTATAACCTCCAGGAGTGTTAATGAAAAAATTAATAGGTAAATCATTATTATTTAAAAATGTTAAGGCATCATTGATTGCTAATAACTCAAAATCATTATGAAAAATATAAGTTAATCTTTTATTATCTACAATTAGTTCCATAATAAAAGTTTAAGAAATAATGTTTTTTGTGATTCTAAGAGATATTGCTGTAGCATTACCATGGACATAAATGAACTTATCTGAAGGAGTGCCTAGTTGAATACTAAAATTTAACTCATTGCTTTCTCCTGGCTCTATAATAGTTCCTGTATTGATTCCTGAAGGAGTGGTACATCCACAACTTTTAGAAACACTTTGGCATACAAAGGTTTCATTCCCTATGTTTTTTACTAATGCTTTTCCGCTTACAGTGTCATTTCTTCTACCTGTAACCAATACTACGTCTGGTTCAAATACCACTGTGGTGAGCTTTAAGTTTGGGTTGATATTATCTGTCATTTTATTAAAAATTTATATTGTTTTCTAATTTAAACTTCTCCCACTCCTCTTCTCCCATCATATCAGGGAAGCAAGGATTTTCCTTTCTTTTACACCCGTCTGTACCGTAATATAGGTCTGGGGTTTCACACCCACATTCTAAGCAGCTACCATTTACAGTGCATTCTTTAGCCACTTCTGCTCTCCAGAGCACTTGTTCTTTTTCACATTCAGGCAAAAAACCTGCCTCCCTGACTTGTGCAGAGAGGAAGTTTTTTACATTCTTAAAATTAATCTTTGCAGGATTAGCTGCATTTGGATTGGCAAACATATTGAAAATTATTTATAGGCTTAAAACATCCCAATTTTCCATAAACCCTTCTCCTGCCATTTTTCCAACTTCTTCCTCTTCTTTATCCTCTTCTTCTTCCATTTCTAAAGGGTTTTTTTCAAAATACTTTTTAATGCAAGAATACTCATCTCCTCCATCTAAAGAATATTTATCCACTGTTAAAAGCCATCCGTTGCTGATTTTTTCTAAAGTTTTTGTAACTTCTTCTTTCTCAGTTCTTTTTTTAAGGGCATAAGTTTCTTTCTCTGAATTAGTCTCTTTTGTTAATGAAAGAATTTTCTTTTTGTTGTTCATCATCATCATTGGTTTCATTTTTTTTATTTATAGGTTAGTAATAGTTTTATAAAATTTACAATTTTGTCTCGTAAAGACTCCGTAAATGACTTTATTCCAAGAATATCTGAAGAAGGAACAGTGCATTTTGGGGTATTATAAACAATTGGAGTTTCATTTATAATGCTATCCTCTATCTTATTGCTCTCTAACAAAGATGTCTCTTCTTTTTTAGTCACTCTAGACGATTTCTTCTTAGGAGAAGCTGGTGTTTTTTTCTTATTGGTATTTTTTTCCATTTTATATATTATGTTTTACGGTGACAAGATCCTCTGGTATTAAAAATGTAAGCTCTAAAGCATCATCTGCGTCTTCTAACTTATTACAGAAGAATGCAAATGGCATTAGTCCTTGTAGATAGGACCCGAATACTGGTCTAGCTTCTCCCTCAGGATCTCCTCCTACAGGCGGCTTATAGCTTACAATTGGTTTATCCACCATATTATCTCCAAGAGAAATAATATCTCCTTCTTTAAAGGTTTTAGAACCATTAGCCATCAATACTTTAAAAGCATTTTTAATTTCAGTGGTTTTACGGTTGTCCATACCCACTAGCTGAGAAGCCAATGCACTTTTTTTAGCGTAACATTGTACTAAAATGTGATTTTCTCTTTTGATTTCAAACCCGAAATCTGGAATTGGTTGTTCTTTGAATTCTTTAATTGTCATAATTTTGATTGTTTTGTGTGTTTTAAAATTTTTACAAATATACGAAAATAATTTTTATTTTCTTTTATTTTTATTATTTCTTAATGATCTAATTGTGTTTATCATTTTTTGTGTTTTTTCTACATGCCTCAACTTAAAGAACATCCTAAGCCTTTTCTTTATCTTTATAATGCTTGGAACTATTTTACCAAACTTAGGCAAATACATTTCCCTATCTGGAGACTTTGACATTTCCTTTGAAAGCGTTTTTACATAATCCTTATAAATGATTTCCACCATTTCGGGGGAAACATCCCCAAGATTACTAGAAACTTCCTCAAATATACTATTGGACATTTGCAATCACTAAGGTGGATATGAAACAAAATAGCACCACTATAATTAAAAAGTCTCTGGCTATTCTTTTAATCATTATATTAAAATCACAGTCTTCTTCTACCTTAAAAAATATATTTAAAGCTGCCATGGTGAGCAGAAAAGTTAAGATTAAAAGTAATTTTACAGCCAATATCACCATCATACTAACATTAATTTTAAGTTATCGTCTAAGCTTATAGCTATTGTGAGGTTTTTGTATTTTACTAGCTCCTCATAGTATTCCATACCTAGCTCTCTTTTAAGCATGTCATAGGTGGCATTATCCATTATCATAAGCTTTCTATATGGAGAGTTCATTTCTTTTATTATCTGTACAATGCTCTTATTCATATATAAAATTTATATCTAATTTAAATTCCTTGTCTTTGTACATTTTTTCTAGCCATTGAGGTATTTCATAATCCAATACCCTAGGTTTAGAGAATCTATCTGCTGGTATTGAAACTGTCTTCTTTAAAATCTTAAAAGGAATGATTCTATCATTTATATAAGCCCCAATATAAGAAGAAAATACTTGCATGTGCTTTGCAATCACTACATGCATTTGATTCATATTCTTAAATTTTCCCACATTATTAGCATCTAATGCAGGGTAGTCTATTTTATAATACAATACCCAATATAAAACCTCTAGGGTCTTGTCAGAAAGTAACAGCCCTCTAGTGGCTAGTAATACTCTAGCCCTTTCTATAAAGCACTCTTTCTTGCCTTTTTTTATACTTTGTTTATATACTCCCATTTTGTATGTGTTTGTTATTTAACAATTATTATCTAAAAAAAGTTCCATTAGAACTTATAGTCCTTTATAATCTGTTTAACTTCTTGCCAATATTCAGATGAATACCTTTCTGAGGTATAATTTAAAAGGGTTGCTTCTTGTTTTTCTAATTCATCGGCTGTTGTCAAAGCACATTGTTTTGCGTAGTGATGTATAAAATTCCTACTCACCCCTTGATTCAGAACAAATCTATATTTATCTATTAGTGCTTTTGCATATTCCTCAGATGAGAGAATGGTAATATTTGGCATTTTATTCATTTTCTATTATTTCAAATTCTTCTTGTTCAATTAATTCCTTTATCTCAATATCATTTAACTCTGTGCAATTTTTAGCAAGTTCTATAAATTCCTCTAAATCATCCTGATGTATGGCAAATCTTTTAGCATCAAATACTCCATAAGGAGCACAGGATTCGTCAAGATCTATTTCTTCCAAAGTGTATGCCATTGTTTTAGAGGGAATGGAATAGAATATCATTAGAATATGATAGAGTTCTTGTTCTTTCACCCATTTACTTGCAGGGATTTCCTTTGGCTTATTCTTTTCGTCAATGCAGATAACTCTTACACTCATTGTTATGTTAATTTATTTATAAAATAGGGGATAGTGCCGCATAGTGCGTATTATTAAATAAACTTTGTACGTCTTTTTTAATTATTTTTCCATTAAAAGACAAATAAGGGTTGAATACCCAGTAGTTATGATGATTTTCAAACCTATCATACACCTGGAACTTTCCTATCACCCCTAATTTAAATAATTTTTCAATTATATTCTGTATTTTTCTCCTATCAACATTGAAAAACTCCGAAAGTTCCTTCATTGTACTCTCTGGTCTTAATGGTTCTAAGCTATTTGTATAGGCATGAGCCATCATAGACATCTTATAAGCCACTTTAAACTCTGTATCAGTGGTTTGAGTCTCTAATAATTGCCAAGCCTTTGTAAAAAATCTAGAATAACTCTCAGTACTGATAAAGAAATTCATAGAAGGGTCCTTTGGCTGCTTTTTTTCCCTATTGTGTACCGCCACTTCTGCCACTTCTCCAGTGTCTAAGTCTATCTTAGCAGCCCTTTCGTTATGTTTTAATTTAATTACCTTCTCGTACATACAATATATTTATTATCTATCCTCCTAATACATCTATTTCCACTATATCCACCGTCATAACTAATTGTTTTATATTTGTTTATTTATTTTATCTAAAAACCATTCTGGAATTTCTTTGCTAAAATATGTCCAACCAGTACTATCTGCCATAGTATATTTGTATGTGGAAGAACTATCAATACCTATTAGCTTAGAATAGAATACAAAAGGTATATTTTCATAATTCCAGAAATACCCCAAATTCCCCACTTTAGGCTTACCCCACTCACTTAAAGCAGTGAAGCCCCCATTCTCTAAAGAATATTCTGTAAGAGACAATAGAGGAGATAAATCTCCTACACTATGCTCCCCACTTAGAGTGTATGTACTCATTCCTTTCCCATTAAACCCAACAATCATAGGATAGGAAATTTCATTAAAATCTTCCCTATATTCTACAACTTCTCCCCAGCCCCTTCTAATATCAAATACTCTAGTTCCTATTTCTAGTTTTTTCATTCCACTATTATTTTTTAATCATTATCCGCTGCTAAAGCACCCGCTTTAAATCCTCTATTATACCCATCTCTATAGCTATCTTGCCCTAATCTAGGAATCGGACAAATAGGTGTTATAGGGCAAATAGCCAATTGTCCTTTGACATCTTTCCACCCCTCACAATACCCCTCTTTCCACCCGCTACAATACTCATAATTTACAAACTCTTTGCCCACCTCCTTACTGTTATAAGAAGATGATGATAATATTCCTCCACTTATAAGTGCTAATACTAATAATATTTTTTTCATTTCTTTATAATTTTATGCAAAGATAATACATTTATATTCAATGTCAAGAATTTTTTTTATAATCTAAATAAAATCCTATAGCCACAATTATATTCATCCCACAAGAAGCAGCTATCTCATGAACATCCTCATATACATTCAAACTTAAATGAACATGGCCTAAAGTCCAAAAAGGAATGGATAGGTTCTGTGACACCCAAATAATAAAATATTTTATAAACTCCTTCATATCCTTATTATGATCTAAAGGATTTATATTGTCTATAATCTAAATATCTACAGACTCTCATAATCCCATCTATTATAGATAGCATAGCATATACTAAGAAAAGGCCTGGAATTAAAGATAATTCATACATCCATTTTGCTGCTGACATTTTTTTATTATTCATATATTATAATTTTATTTATTACATATTCCGATATTAGAATATACTTTTGCAAAGATACAAACTTTATTTTAATTCGCTACAAATTTCTATTAATTTAATTAAGCAAGCAAGTTCTGCTTCTTCGTAGGTTACAAATTCTTTATTCATATTATTTATATTTTTTAATTTTACTTAACTCTTCTTCTAATCTCCTACGAAATGAATCTTCTCCATCATCACCACTTACTAACCAGTCAATGCGTTGAGTGTATATTTGAGCTATTTTAAGATAATATACAGCCTTTTTAAATTCATCAATAATATCATCAGGATATTTGTAATGAAATTTATCTTTAGGATATTTTTCATACCAATCATCCCCCCGCCAGGACTCTTCTTCTTTAATCCACTCCTTAGTTTTTTCCCTACCATTATTTTCTATTAAACTTTCAATAGGCTCAATAATTTGCCATTCAAATTGTGTCTGTATGTAATCAAAATGTCCTCCGCTCATATTTTTAATTTTTTACAAAGATACAAACTTTTATACAAATAGCAAGAATTATTTTTCTATTAGAAAGAATTTATTTTTACACATTTATCACACCCTTTTCCAAAAAACCCTCAACGAAGAAATGCGGGTTTCAGCGGGTCAAAAGTACAAAAATGTACACGAAAAGTACAAAAATGTACTTTCACCCTCTCGGAACCCTTGATTTTCCTAGGTACTTTTTTTAACGCTTCTTTAATTATTTATATGCAAGTTTTACCTATAACCAAACCCCCGAAAATCTCCCCCTAATTTTTTATTTTTTATACCCCCCCCCACCCCTAAAATTTTTTTAGCCCCACCCAAAATCATATCCCCCCTAGTAGAACAAAAAAACTATCCCCCGTATGTTATGTGAGAATGAAAAGTGGGGTGTATGAAAAACTTTTCCCAACTACATGACCCATTTTTCAAATACCCTCCCATAAATTCCAAAAACTCGGTTTTCCATTAGCGAAAAATAGTTTCGGGGGAACTCTCTAGGGCGTGGGCGTTGTGGCTAGGGGGAGTTCTGCTCCCCGCTCTGCTCTGCTCTGCTCGGGGGAGGTCTAGTCTGTCTGTCTCTGTCTGTCTGTCTAGTTCGTCTATCTATCTATATATATATACTAATAGATATATATACATAGGGGTATATATACATAGGGCGGATGGGGTCGGGGAGTTCTAATAGAATAATATATATAGGGGGTGGCTACATATCCCCTCACTAATACAGGACCTAGAGGGGGAGGGCCTACGGGCCTATGGGCCTAGAGGTATGATAGGGCCTAGAGTACAGGGGCTGGAGGGTAGGGCGGTCCATAAACATAGGGGACCTAAGTAGCGGGGGACCAACAGGGGAGGTCCTAAGGAGGGGCGGACCTCGAGGACCTTATAGAGTAGGGACCAATAGGACCAAAAGGGCGGGGGAGGGACAAAGTAGGGGCGGGAAAACGGGAGGGGTGCAACTAGTAGTAGGAAAAAAAGACAAATTTGTCCGAATATATTTATACATTATCTCATTAGAGGCGTTCTAAGCGATTATTTTCTGGTGGGTAAGGGTAAGTGACCTATTATACCAACTCTCGCCCATATCCGCCCATTTAAGCCCATATACATATCAATATCCTAGTAGCTTAGATATAGCAAAACTATCGTGTCTCTCTGAAACTCTTAACAAAGTTTAACAAGATAATCCAGCCCATTTAATTTAGAATGTTATATGAGGGGTTTCGTTAAATTGTGTTAAAGAGTGGTTTATTCTGTGGGTTTATATATTGCAACAAAATTTAATGTTTTTGCAACAAAATTGATAACACATAGGTATGCGGATGGCTTATCTTTGTATCATATTTAGTAGCGGAGCTATTATATAGAATACACATAAAATTAACAAATATTAACAAATCTTAAAAAAAGTAAAAAAATGACAAAGACACAAAAATTCCAAATGCTAAAAAGCGGACAAATTCAAGCTACAAATTCTCATTTGCAAATAGTCTACAATTTACTACTTCAAGAATGTGAAACGCTAAGAGAACTCAAAGCGCAACTAAGCGAGGAAAAGTATAAGAACCTTTGCTATCAAGAACAAATCGATAGAGGTAGTAGAGACCTATGGTATTTAGGGAAAAAGGTACAAAATAGTCCTAAAGCCGTATATTACACGTCTTTGTGGCTGGAGGCTTGTGACGATATAGCGGAGACTCTAGGCTACCGATTTGACAGACATTTTCTAACTTCAAAATAATTAAATAACCAAATAAATTTAATCAATATGCATACAGCTAAAATAGAGTACTTATTTAACACAGATAGAGAAATTGTAACTTGGGGAGATGCCAATGGTTTTGAGAGGCCATCAAGTTTTGCAGAACTTAAAAAAGATAAAGGGGTGCTAGTTGGAGATATTGCAATTCAAGGCACTAAAACTAGAGAGGTAATGATAGGGGATGCCTGTTATTTAATCGAGCCTAACTCCTATAATCATATAGGGGGGAAAATGTTATTTTTAGAAGTGCTTGTAAAATTGCCTTAACTCCTAGTCTTTAAAAAAATTTCAAATAATTAACTAACCAATAAAACACAAAAAATGAACGCACAAAGAAGCACACAAAAAACACAAGTTGCAAAATTACCTCAAAATGTAGGCTATTCCATCAAAGAGGGCTACACTATGGAGAAGTCAGAATACTACAGACTTCTAGAGGCACAGGGTAAAAAGATTGAATATACACCTAACGGAGTGATAATTCACTAGAGGTTAACTGAAGAGACTTAAGTAGTCGAAACGCCTTAGGGCGTCTTAACCAATTAAAATTCATAAAAAATGAAAAAAGTAAATGTTATAATAGTAACAGAAAAAGGTATAATAAGAACCCCTTTTGTTACCTCCTCTGATGAAAAAGCTACTGCGTTTTATGAAAGCATTGCAAAAGAACTTTTAGGCGATGATTTCAATGATGTTGTGCAAGGATTTTTTGATGATAATTCTTATGATAGGATTTCTAATTACTTACAATATGTAGGTAAAGATATTCAATGGTATATAGATATAGAGGTTAACTGATGAGACTTAAATAGTCGAAACGTACTTCGGTACGTCTTAACCAAAAAAATTCATAAAAAATGAAAAAAATTAACTTTGCAGAAATTACATTAAGACAAGAACTTTCGTCAAGAGGCGGAGGAGTAGAAATTGACCTCACTACCTTAGGTTTCAAGGGCGAAAAAATGTCCGCCTATCAAAACTATCTAGGCGGAGGTATGCTGGGGGCTATAAGCGAGAATAACACAATAAACGCATATGGGAAAGAAATTACCTCAAAAAAGCAATTAAAGCTAGAAAAAATTGCAGAAGAATTGAAACGCTATTTTCATAGTTTAACAAATCCCGAAGAGGGAGAATGGGAAAGCCTTTCATACGAACAAACCCAAAATTTACCAACAAGAGCATACTAACCAACTAAATTTAAACAGATGATAGCTAAAATAATATTCTTTTTTTACCTGTGGACAGGAACTATAGAGCCACAGGGAGACAACGAGGGGAGACCTTTATATCAACTACATACAGAGGGGGGTATTCCTTGTATAGAAGTTGCATATAAAGGGGAAATCCTAAATTGGATAGAACAGGGGAAGCCGAACACATTTACATACAACGAAGAACTAGAAGATTAACCCATAAAATTAATAAAATTATGACATTAGAACAAATTAAAAAAGCTATCTCAGAAGGAACTAAAGTATATTGGCAGAATACAGGCTATGAGATTCAACAAGGCAAAGAGGGATTGATGGTTCAGAGTACAATAATAGACTGCTCATTTCCTTTGACAGACGAACACGGAGAATTTCTGTATTTCAAAGAACTAGATTTTTTTACACTTATTAATAAATAATTAAGAATTATTAACAATTCACTAAATAGATAAACCCTAATTTTACACCATTATTTTAAATTAATTAATATCTTTAAAAAAGTAAAAAAATGAAAAACGTAAAAGAACTAAACAAAAACGAATTAGACCAATTAAAATGGAATTACTTCTATGATGAGGATATAGACCATAAATATCAATATGACTATCCACACGAGATATCTGACGAGGTTATATTTGCTCATTACGAGCATGTAAGTTTTGTGGAGGAAGACTTTTTTTGTAATGTTAACTAGTAAAAATTTAAAAAAATGAAAATTCAAGCAATAAGAAAAAAACTAAAAAAGCACGGATATTATCTTACTCTAGGAATGAAGGGAACGTATATAGCCGAGAAGAATTCAAGAACGTATACCGCAACAAGTTTGAATGCTATCTATAAGAAAATATTTGGCAAATTAAACTAATTTATAACAATTTAAAATCATAAAAAATGACAGAGACACAATATAGTGAACTATTTAATATTTACCAATCATCTACCTATGATGATAAAGATGAAGATGAATTATTGTATAATTTAAAAGCAGATTTGAGAGACTATTTAGATAAAAATCCTCCCGAAGATGAAAAATTAGAACTATTAAAAGAAATACAAGAATACTATCAAAGAAAAGATAATTGGAACGATATGCCGTTTTGGCTATCAGTAAGAATTGAAAAAGTAATTAATAACGCCACTAAATAAATAATTATGTACAATGTAACAATCGGAGGTATTCAATCACACATAAAAGGAAACTATTTTGAAAACCAAACTCCAAACCAAGTCGAATTAATCTTAGATACATATTTAGATGCAGATTTGCCTAAACCAAAGTTTGATGGCAATTATTACGACTTAAATAGCGACCAAGTTATTTCAATAGAAAAAATTTAATCACAAAAAGAATAAATAATTAAATGAAAGTAGGAAAAATCAAACCATTTGCCTATACAGAGGCAGAAAAAAAAGCTATTATAAAGGAGTATTGTACATTTTCTAGTCATACGAGTAAAAAACTATTCTGTAGTATATCGGAGGAGTGGAAGATTAAAGATCTATTAGCAGAAAAAAAAGGGTACATATATAGCAAATTTAAAAAATCTTAATTAAACAAGTAAAAATTTAAACAATTAAAACTCATAAAAAATGACAAAAATAGAATTAAACGTAGGATTAAAAATAGGTACTTTAGGTATTCTAGACTTTGAAAAAACAAAGGCAAGAATTATAGAATTATATAGTGGCCTACAGGCTGATGATTCAGAGATTTATTGCCAATATCAAGAAGGAGTTTATACCTCCAATGGAATAACCCAAAAAGAGCCTACTATGGTGGTGGAATTATTTGTAGCCTATAGAGAAGATATTGTAGAAGTATTGTACACAACAACAAAGATACTTTGCGAGGAGACTTTTCAAGAGTGCATAGCGGTATTTATTACTTTCATACATTCAGAGCCTAAAGGGGTGCTTATATACAATGACAATTACAAAGGCACTATCCAAGAATTTGATAAGCAGTATTTTTTACCTTACAAAAATGATTATAACTAAAATAACTTATATATGGATAAGATAGAATTTAAAAAAGCAGTGAAGAAATCTAAGCCTATGGTATGGATGAATATGTTTGACGAAAATTTCTATGAAATTGTAGGAGTGGATATAGATACCTTTGATAGAAAAAATTGGGATGAAAACCCTATCAATATTGTATTCTTAGATACTAAAGACAACCAAGAAAAAGACGGAAACGCCCATCTTTGCGAGATAGAGTTAAGCGAAAATATGATTAACCCTCCTAAAAAGAAAAGATACGGGGGATCAAGAGCCAAGACAGACGAAAGTATTGCCCCTAGTTCAAGTACAATTACTGACAATAAAAATTTTAAAAGTATTAAAAAAATTAAATATACAGATTCAACAGATTGTGCGGTGGGAATAATAAACAGATTAAATGAAATAGGAGTTATATCCGATTATATTATGGAAGAAGATGATGAGACGTTTTTGGAAATATTAGGAATAATATCAGAAGAAATTGATCCCCTTTTTGGACTAGACTTTAGTAGTGAACTTTGTGATTAAAAATTAACAATTAAAAATTAACAATTAAAAATAAAAAATTATGCACAAATTAGTAAAAAACGCAGATTATACCCTACAAGAAACAAATGTAGGACAATTACCCAAAAATATGGGGTACTCCAATAATGGAGGCTATACAATGGAAAAATCAGAATATTATTATCTATTGGAAATGCAAAACAAGTTTGCCCAGCAGACCGAAAATGGGATTATTATCCACGATATAGCAGAGCCTGTAGCTACTAATCTTAGAGAGTATTCTTCCTTGATTGAAACAACCCAAAAGAACATACAACTATTAGAAAAAATAATTGATGGGGTAGAAAAATACCCTTCTTTGGAAAGATGCAATACCATAGTGTATTATAAAGAAACAGGTATTTCTGTAGGAGTGGACAAAGATAAAAAAATATATCTAGGAATGGCTATAGAGCCTACACAATTTACTTCTGAAACAGCCGAAGAAATTTGTACAAAAGTTACAAACGGACACGGAGATCATCCTATAATGGGTGGCAAACTACAATATAGTGAGGATCGGTTGGCACTATGTAAAAAAGACTTAAAAACATTTATTTTAATTAAAAAAGGACTTATAAACAATGTGGTATGTTATTAGGATTATGTATTATATTCATTATATTCTTGATAGCCTATATATCCTCAAAGCTATCAAGATAGTGAGAAAAAATTTAAAAACAATTAAACTAAAAATCATAAAAAATGAACACAATAGAAAATAATAAGTTAATAGCAGAGTTTATGGGAATTCCATTAGAGGAAGGACAGGAACAACTATTCATACAGGGACACGGAACCAAATTAATAGAGGATACTTTTAACACTAGATGGGACTGGCTTATGGAAGTAGTGGGAAGAATAAACGACCTTAATAACGTGGTGCAGATACATGATAATCGTGTAAAAATAGTGAACAATACAAAAAGTGAAGTAATGGTAGACGTTATTGAGGGAAGTATGTTTGAAGCAATTTATTCAGCAGTAGTAGAATTTATTAAAAATTATAAAAATAATTAAAAGCCATAAAAATGACAAAAAAGATCTTAACAGACGGAAACACAAATGTAATACAAATGGGAAACTATGTATTTATTCAGAGCAAAAAACAAGTGGTGCATTGTGAACCCCTCAAAACATTTAACTTTAACGGATTTGTAGAGGTGCAAGGACTAGACACAGAAAGTTTCACCAATAAGTGCCAAGCATACCTATTGAAATTTCAAGAAGAAGGAATTTATAATGAATTATTCGTAAATTGAAACAAAAATTAAAGTAATTGCAACAAAATTGATAACACCAGCCCTTTCAATAATCGTATATTTGCACCAAAATTAATAACAAATAAAATAAAATAAAAAAATGGAAAAAAGTAAATTGCAAATCGGATCAGAATTAGTAGCCATTAACCCTTGTGTAATGAGAACCACAGGCGAAGAAGCCCTCGTTGTAGGTAAAGAATATGGAATTATTGATCTCACTAAAGATGATGATGATGAAGATGAAGTTGTAATAATAGACGAACAAAATGAAGAACATTGGTTTCTAGTAGACGAATTACCTAAATGGTTTAAGCCCTCTAATTAGTTTTATAAATTAAAAATAAACAATATGGACTTTAAAGAATTTTTTGAAGATTTAGATGAGATAATAAATGGAGGTATGTTTGGTAATCTCGGTGATCCATCTAAAGTATTTTTAGATGAAAATGGTGAAGAAGAAAAAACACATAGGATAAGTGATAATAATGACTCCCCTAATTCCTCCACTTACGAGTAAAAAAAATTATTATAATTAATTAAATTAAAAATTAAAAAAATGACATTAGATTACAAATTGATTAGAGACATTGAGTTTGATGGTATCGACCATGGTGACTACCCCGATTATTGTGATGCTTATATTGTTAGAGCAGAATATAACGGAGAAGAAATGACAGAGGATCAACTTAACGAATTAAATAATGATGGGGACTTTGTTTATGGAAAGTTAATGGATTATCTTAATTAAACTTATATTATTAACCTTAAAACTATAAATATGAGAGTAACAAATATTTCCCTCAGCACCACTGCATTTTTAATTATAATTTTAGCTATTATGTTAGCTATGATTTTAGAAACTACAATTCATTCTCATTCAGAGCCAACTGATTGTAGCTTTAGAATATATGTAGTAGATTCTTCTGTAGAAGTATTTGACAACAATACCTTTGTAGGAAGAGTAGAATTGCAAGGACAATTAGATAGTCTAATGACTGATTATTTACAATAAATTTATAAAGACATTAAACTTAACTATAAACCCTTTAATTGAATTACATCTAATAATATATAATATCTGTTAGGGGTAGTTTTTAAACTATTAACATTAAAATTATTAACATTAAAAATTTTTAAAATGAAAGATCCAATTTTAACAAACCCCATTGACATTAAATTAGCTGCTTTAGTCGCTCGTAAAAAAGCTAAAAGCGTAGATAACAACCCTGTTGACCTAAATAAACTCTGGTCGAGTACATTGTCTCCCAATACTAGAAGTGCGTTTACAAGTAGAGGGAATAACTATTCTCATATAGTAAAAGTAGATAGAAACTATAATGGGTGATTATTCCCCTTTAAAAAATAGTTAGTATTAACAATTTAAAAATAAACAAGATGAAAGAAATATTATTCCAGTGGTTAGATAGACATGATTTAACTACAGAAGAGATAAATGACTCGGATTACCTAGATAGCTTAATAATTAATTTTGAAGAAAATATATGTGAAGAATTTAGTAAAGATGATGTAATTTATTTTATTACAGAATATCAAAAATTAAAATTATAATAATATGAAACGGATAATAACACTAATATTAATGATGATAACGCTGTGCTCTTATTCCCAAATGGTTAAGACAAACCATGGGTGGGATTATTATTCCAAAACATATTCATTTAAAGAATATGGGGAGAAGGCAATATATTTTTCAAGAGTATCAAAATTATCATACAATGAAAATGATAATGGATTGATGATAATATACACAGATGGACAAACAGAAACCCTTCATTTAACACAGGTTGAGCCAATATTTACGTCAAATACTGACGCAGGACATAAGTATGATGTGCATGAAATGTTAAATTATACAACATTTACTGGGTTATATCTTCAAATTATATTTGCTGAAAAGGTAGTGATGAGGTTATTTTATCCAAATGGGTTTAGAGAATATTCTTATTAACTTAACAAAAAATTAAACAAATAAAAGTTATGATAAAAATTGGTAAAAAATTAGAAGCTATTGATCCTTGTGTAATGAAAAGTATGGGTAAAGAATCTCCCATTGTATGTAACATGAAGGGGGTAACAATAAATATTCCTTTAGACACTACAAACTTGAATGCTACTGAGGTTTATGAAAAGTTAATTAATAACTCTAATTTTGATGTAAAAAGATTTACGGTTAAAAATAGTATATATAGAAATGTAAGGTCTGCTATTTTTGTTGCTGAAATTTCAGTGATAGATCCTAAATTTAATACTATCTTAGAGGATGTGCAGTCAGATTATATATTAGTAGCGGAAAGTGAAGAAGGATCTTACAATTTGTCTTTAAATAAAGAAAAAGGTATTGATGCCTCAGATTGTGATGTAAATAAATTTTATTATTTATTAGATTAAAGTATTTAGAATTTTTAACTTTTATTTAGAGAGATAAACATTAACTTTGCAAAAATTAATCATAATGAAAGAAGTCACAGCAGTAAACTGGTTAATTCATAAACTTATAACTGAAAATGAAGTTACATTGAAAGGCGAGAATTATAAGCTATTTGAACTAGCCAAAGAAATGGAAAAAGAGCAGATGGTCAAATTTGCTGAATTTGTGGCAACATATTCTGATAAAAATAGAAATGTTTATGGTCAAATATTACATGCTAAATCAAAATACGATGGAGCAGAAAGAACCATTGATTTACTTGAAGAATATTACAAATAAACTTATAAATCACAATACAATGAAAAAAGTCACAGCAGTAGGATTATTAATCCAAAACATTGTAGAAGACCAAACAATAAAAGCAAAATCAATGTCTGAATGGGTTATGGTATTTGAAAAAGTCAAAGAAATGGAAAAGCAGCAAATTATTGATGCATTTGAAAATGGAGAGGACAATATTGATTCAGATGGCTGTAGTATAGATAGGAATGGAGCAGAACAATACTACAACCAAACTTATAAATCAGAATAATCATGAAAGGACAATATGTAATAATAGACCTGCGAAACATGGACTTTATGAAAGATAAAGAAGGAAAAATCAAATACTACGCTACAGAGGAAGAAGCTTGTGAAACCTGCGGAATGTATGAGTTTGAAAATGCTTGGGTCATGCAATTAATTTATAATCACATAGAAAAAGATTAATATGAAAAATATACATATATTAATAACGGACCAACCAAGTAGGTTAGCTTGTGATTTTGATAAGTTAATTTTAAATTCAAGATTACTATCACCTATATTATACAAAACTCAAAACATCTACATCACTTCTGATGAAAAAATTAAAGAAGGAGATTGGCATTTTAATTTAGCTTTAAATTTAGTAGAAAAAACTACATCTTTTCATAATGGGCTTTTATGTGAAAAAATCATCCTAACAACAGACCAAGACTTAATTAAAAATGGTGTTCAAGAGATTGATAAAATATTCTTGGGGTGGTTTGTTAAGAATCCAAGTTGTGTGAGAGTTGAGGTTGAAAAAGAATCTCATATAGAAATAGAAGAAGTTAGTTATGAAGGTGATTTTCAAAATGTAGAATATATTAGTTACAAAATAATCATACCACAAGAAGAACCTAAACAAGAAAAACTTGAAGAAACTACTGAAATAAATTTAACAAGACTTTGCTATTACGATAAAAGAAATCCTGATTTTCAAATAAAAGAAGAATATGGTTATGACAAAGAAGAGGTTGAAGCTACAGGAAATTTTTCTAAAAAAGATTGTGCTTGTGATAATTGTTTTTATGGTAGAAGCAAGTTAACAGAACAACTTATTTGGCAAAAAAAAAGAATGTATAGTGAGGAAGAAGTATTTGAGATAATTGCATTTTTTGTTAATGATGCTCCGCACAATACAAAAGAATGGTTTGAACAATTTAAAAAGAAATAACATGAGTACAACATTCGGAATACCCATAAAAAATAAAAAATGGCAAAAGTAACGATTGAATGGTTAGAAGAAAAATTAAGTATAAAAGTATTATTGTCGGCCACATTGATAGTTTTACTGATGTATTTACCCCCAATATTTTTTGAATATACCAAAGCAAAGAATAAGACGAAGGTAGTTGATGCTTATAAAGATAGTGGATCAGATACACAAAGCATAATTTACACTACCCCTTCTGAACTAAAAAAATAAATTCTTCCATAAAAAAAAATAACTCTTTTAAAAAAATAATTATTAATTTTGCACTTAAATTTAATAGATATATGTTACAAAGAATAATAAAAAAAGTATTTCCACAAACTCACACTAGAATTTTTGATGAAGGCTATCTAAAGGCAGAGAAAGATGCAAAGACCCTTGTACTCACTGATGAGCAGAAAAATTGGTATTATTGGGAACAAGAAAAACAAAGAGAAAGAGCCATCAGAGATACCACTAGAAATTATTAAACCTAGCAAATAAAATCAAAAAATATGAATATATTCTATCTGTCTACAGATCCCAAAAAAGCCGCTGAGTATATGTATAACAAGCATGTAGTAAAGATGATACTAGAGTCTGCACAATTACTATGCACCGCTCATATCATTTCTGATGGAGATAAGGCTAATGTTCCTTACAAAGTAACTCATAAAAATCACCCATCAGCGGTATGGGCAAGGGAGTCCATCTCTAATTACAAGTGGTTGTATAAACACATGATTGCACTAGGGGAAGAGTATACAAGACGTTATGGTAAACAACATTTAACTATCTTAAAATGTAGTGATATGCTTAGGAATCCTCCTGTTAATGTAACCAAAACAGAATTAACCCCTATGCCACAATGTATGCCCGATAAATACAAAGTTCCAGGTAATAGCGTGGAAGCCTATTGGAATTATTACGAAGCGGAAAAAGTTAGTGTAAAAAATGCAAACGAATCTACAATAAAAAGACCTCAATAATATAGAACCAAACGAAATAAAGAAATTATAATTATGATACATATAGTATTTAAACTTAACAAACAAGATTTATTCAGCAAAGGTAAAACATACGAAGGCGATGTTTGTGAAGCCTTTAATAAGTGGAGACAAGAATACCCCAGTGCAACATTTATGGGGCTATACCCCCATAATATAAATTAACAATCAAAAACTAATTTATGAAATTATCATTAAATAAAACAAAATTGTACTATTATGATAGGGATTCACTCACCTTTAAAAAAGGCAAATGGATTAACGGACTATACCTATCTTTAATTTTAAATATGCTAATAATAGCAGGATTACTTTCTAATAATGTTTCAGTAAATATGAAATATACTAATATGTTAAGCATATTGAAGCAAAAAGAAAAAACTATTAAGCATTTAGAAGTAAAAAGCCAAGATAGTGCTACTGAATATACTGATTTCAGAAGAAGTTTGCCACTTAAATTAACTCTAAAAGAAGAAAAAAGATTGAATCATTTGTACTTTACCTATAAAAGTTTAATAGATAAGCATCATTGTCCTCATAACTTATTATGGTATATTGCATTTAAAGAGTCTAGGTTAAATTTAAACGCTAAAAACTCTAGTTCTTCAGCTCAAGGTATGTTTCAATTTATAAATGGTACCTGGAATGCTATGTGTAAAAAAGCAGGTTTAAATACTACAAATAGATATGATGAATATAAACAAGTTAAAATTATGTGTGTTTATCTTGATTATCTTTTTGATAAGTATAAAGATTGGCAATTAGTACATAAAGAATATACAGGTGGAGTTATACATTATAGACTACCTTATTACAAATAAATAAATT